AGATCATCATATTAGTAGCATTATCATAATCTCCTGATACAAAGCGCTCATCTTTCCATAACCTACGTATTACTAACTCAAGATGTTCATGAGTCAACGGAGTTCCTGTTACGGCGAATACAGCGTGTTTAAGTAAACACTTGGCTAAGAACTTTTGCAATGGCTTGAGGAGCCATGTTTCAAGAGCACAAGGTGTAGTGATTCCTCTTACTTTGAGGGCCTCTTTTAGACCTATAGGTCTAATAACAGAAGGGGTGCATAGCGATTTCTCACACAATTCGGTTATTTCTAAATCAGTACCGAGATTGAAGGGATTTATATTTTGTTCAATATATTTCACTGACTTCATCTCACCATATTTACTAATAGCCCTATCTCCATCATCCTTTGTATCAATTGGTCGATTACAAAGAGGATTAGGATCCTGATAAGGATTATAATGATCAACAGGAACTGGGTCATAAAGCATTCCATACTTTAATTCCGCTGAAGGTTCCCGAGGGTAACTAGGAATAAACTCTTTCACAATCTTTACATGTCCACCTCGATGTACACTATTCTCAGTACATGAAGAGAAACTAGGGCACAGATTCCATTTGGGTTCAAACAATGAATCACCAATGATTTCCTCAACAGATCTCCTAATCTCATTCTCCATATCTCCCACAGTAAGGTCCAGATAAACTGGCTTTACTTTGGATGTCGTGAAAAGCTCAAAAGTTTCTAAACAATTGACAATACAATCATTATCAGCAACTCTTGGAGCTCCTTTCTTTACGCCACGGCAGATACTGTCTACAAAAGACATGCACCAGTACTTCATATCGTCAGTCGTCTTATTTCTAAGAAGGCCCGTTAGCCACGATGTGTGGTCTTTATTGAGCAGGACTTTATGATTATCTGGTAACAGAAGTGGGTTCTTTGGCAACACATCAGAATCTTTGGCCCATGCTGCAAAAGCTGCAAGTTTATACTTCACAACTTTTATCCAACGAGAGACTTTAAATTTCTTATCTTTAATAATCTTCTCTGAAGGCAACTGAGCAGTCTGACATGCATAACTAAGCCATGTCCTCACCATTTGCGAACGAATTGCTGAGCGGGATATACAGTATCCATAGAGTATACTTACTCGATACAGATCTATAACTATCTCCCAAACAGCTTCAAATTCTTCACTAAGAAATCCATCTCTGGCAAAGAAGGTATTACGAGTCCAAATACTTTTACTCGACCTTTCTTTCATATGATATCTAACTTCAGTAACATCAGGAGAATCAACCCTAATATCACTGATCACAGCACTATCAATACAAGAAGATCGTGACCTGATTCTGGTCACCTCATCACCCAAGAAGTTACTCTTGTCAATAAGATTTACTACTTCGGAAACCTCTAGATTAGATTTATAATCTATGATCCCGTGATCTTCTTCCTCATTAACCACAGTCTGTTCTGTAGTCTGAGCATCTTTTAAAGGACTTTGAAGGTCCAGTGGAGCCGCATTGATTTGCGGTTCTCCGATGAAAGAGAGCTCATCTATGGTATTAGGTTCATGTAGCGGTGTAATTCCACCAATCTCTACTGAATTCCCACAGACAAGCATACTACCTGATAGCCTTTCAGGAAGCGTGCCCAGGATTCGATTATCGAAATCCCTATTTGTTTGATCTTCAATTTGCACCTGAAGGTCGTACGTGATGG